ACGAAGAGCTAGACGAAGAGCTAGACGAAGAGCTAGACGAAGAGCTAGACGAAGAGCTAGACGAAGAGCTAGACGAAGAGCTAGACGAAGAGCTAGACGAAGAGCTAGACGAAGAGCTAGACGTTGATATCCGCGTAAAGGCGCTCGGGCCAAAATTTAATGCCACGCGTACATATGCCCGATCAGCGCTTGACCGGGATCTCGTCGCCGTCCCGAGACAAAAATCATTTGTGCCGTTCGCCGCGGATTCCGGGATCGCATTGCCTCCCTCGTAATTCCAGAATACCTGATCGCCTGCGGAAAAAGTTTGTGCTGCGCCGCAAGGTATGTCATAAATGTTGGAGTCATCAACAGATCCCTCGGCGTGGGCGGGGATGTCTTCCGCCGCGATGCATGCTATGCATCGTGTAGAACTTATGTCGATTTTAAGAACGGTACCGGCGTCAATAGTCGCGCCGGTACTGTTCGTAACTCGCCGACCGCACTCCTCGCCGGTTGTTTTTTCGGTCAAAAACGCTTCTCTTGACATTTATAACTCCTTAACTCGACGACGAGCTGGACGAGCTGGACGAGCTGGACGAGCTGGACGAATTGTTTCGGGTGAACTGGCTGGGGCCAAAATTGAGCCGAACCCTCACAAAAGCCTTATCGGTTGTCGCCCGTGCCTGATGGCAACTCCCGAGACAGTAGTCATCGAGACCATTAGCCGACGCCTCCGGAATTGCTTTGCCGCCCTCGGTATCCCAAAAAACCTGTGATCCCTCGGCAAAAGTTTGCGCCGCCCCACACGGGAAGTCGTAGATGTTACGAACGTCAATCGTTCCGGTCGCACCATTCGCGATATCATCGAGGGTTACCCCCGCCTCCGCTTTGGTGGCGGATACGTTAATTTTAACCGGGTTGCCGGTATCAATGGCCGAACCGCTTGCATTTGTAAAACGCACAGTCGCTTCCTGGTCGGTAATTCGCTTCGCTAAAAACGCCACTCTGGACATATCAATTCTCCGTTTCAAATAACGGCGGAGTGCTTTCCGCCGTATGGTTACAACGTTACCCGTTAGCTATTATTGATCCGCCCCGTAGTTGGCATATACGGGACGGTAATTCACTTGGCCGAATGCGACCGAGTGATAAATATCCCAAATTGTCCCCAAAGGCTCGGCAACATCCGAATTTTTTTGCCGCAGAGTCGGTGACTCCATTCCGGCAAGGTAAACCTTATTGATCGCCGGTGCGATGGCGGGGTCGGCAATCAAATACCATCCGTAATGCGGATGCGTCGCCGCATCCATTTTTGCATCGAGATACGGAGCCGATACCGGCTGCAGGGAACGCAGCCACGGAAGCTGCGGAACATTTTCCCTTGCGTTACTATTTGCTGTCGCGTCAATGTCGTATATCGCGAGGACGCGCTGGGTAACACTGTCGACAATGTTACCGTGGCACACCAAATATTTCGGCGGCAATTCCATATACTGCGTTTCCGCCCGGCCATCCGGTGCGAGCCTGATCTGTTTTTTCATCGCGATTTTACCAGCGGTAATGGTAGTTGTTGTCGGAGCGCCATAGCCGGTACCATGATACCCGATAAAATTTCTGTGGTCGGCGTGGAACATTGCCTTACTATCCTCGCCCATCGTCGGACCGGCCATCGCCGTACCGTAGAAGAAAGCCCAGAATAGGAGCTCTTCTTTCCGGCGCATAGACTGGCCGAGCTTCTCCGGAAACCCGACAAGAGCACCAAGCGAATCGTTGACAATCGCCTTGAAGTCGAGATTGACGGCGAGGCCGTACATATTGAGCTGTACCGATTCCTTCGAGTCGCTCATCGATGTGAATGGGAAGGACTCTCCAGTTTTCAGCTCCTCGGGATCCCCGAATGCCGACATATCAATCGTGTATTTCGGCTGAAAGTTGATGCTGGTATCGCGGCCGCAAAGCATCTCATGCACCGTATTGACCTCGGCGTAGCCTTTCGCCATTCCCTTATTTGCAACGTCGAGGAAAACATTCGCGAGATCACCGTTTGTAATCGCAAACGCCCGCTTTTTGAGATCCACACATGCATAATAAACCTGCGTCGGCGCCATGCTCGCAGCGCCCCGCACGCCGTTGATCTCAAGAAATGCGCGCATCGCACCCTGAATGGTAAGATTCGGATAAATCGACGCGCCAACATCATGTGCTTCCTCTTTTGTCAGGGCGCCTCCGCCGGTACGATAAATCGATAGGGCTGCGATTTTTCTGAAACTATCGAAAGCGTCAGTCCGCACTCGTGCACCCTCGATCGATCCGGGCGGGACCTGGTTGTCCGCAAGCTTTTTCCGCTGCACCTCAAACAATTTATCAAGGCACTCCTGTTCGTGCCGAGCTTCCAAAAACGTATATGCATTGATTGCGGGACGATATTCCTCTTCGCTTAACTGCAACAGTTTAGCACGCGCTGTGATATTCGTGAGAGCTGTCCGAGACCTCTCGACAAGCTCTTGCGCTTTACGCGTGGTAATCTCGTCGATCTGATTTTTTTCCGGAACCGCCGGGGCGGATCGATTCCCGAGGGCGGAACCTTCGGGCGCCGAAGTATTCTCCGGCAACTTTTTCAATTCTTCTTGCTTCTTCAATTCCTCGGGATCCATATTACGCTCCTCGTGGTTTAATTGCCCGATATAACTTTCGGCATTCGCCGATTCGCTTCTCATTTTTGCGTTGCTATCAGCACCTATTGGGGTAACCGATGCCTCCTGCAGTTTCCAGGCAAATCTGTAGACAAGCGCCCGGTTACTTGTATTTTTCACTTTTTTGTTGTTAACAGTACCACTACACCGGGGTTCGATATATACTGATTTTTCAACATCCACCGTATACCCGGCAGATATATCAGTAAGGTGACTGTCCCGCACAAGGCCCCACACTTCCGCCGCATGTTCTGACTCCGCAAAATGCAACGTACCGGTAAGTGTGCCATCCTGTTTTTTTATTCCCCGAATAGAGCCTATAACAGACGACGCCCCGTAGCGGTAGTGGTCATCCAATAACGGTACCTGCTCCGGGATTTCCGCCCCGTCAATATCCAATATTTCATCGACGTACTCGTACCGGGATCGATCCAATGTCGTAACCACGTTAGCCGTAGCCAACACGGCGTCAACGGTATGAGTTTTTTCATCTGCCGTGGAATTTACGGTAGATATTTTACCGGACCTCGTAACAAAGTTACGGGGGTACGAATCCTTATTCTGCACTTGTGCTTGTCTCGGCAACTTTTGTACCGGCATCAATACTTCCTTTCTCTATTCCATCAAAATACTTAACCAAACTACCTTCAAGCAAATTTTTCTCTTTTTCAACTTTCTGCATGTACAATAACTCTTCCGCGCGCTGATCTATCTGATCACGCCAATCACGACCCTTTTTACCGCACGAATCCGATAATGTCGACAATCCCGATTGATACATCGATATCTCCGATTCGGCGTCAGCTCGTGGATCTACCCAGTCCCATGCCGGGAATTGAAATGAGGCGCGGGTGTACCGATAAACATCGGTTAAAAAAACATCAGGTGAGAGAGCCACCCGCCCCTCTATAACGCACTGATAAACAAAATTTATCCAATGATATTGACAAAAAGTCCTGGAAAGCCAGGAACGGAGGACTTTATATCCCGTCCGATCCTCGTTAAGGTTAGTACGTGATGCCGCGAAATTAACACCCTCCATGTCGCGAGATACCGCCATATACGATGTCCCTGTACCGGCGCAAGCGTCAAGAAGTGTTCGCGTAAGTAAAGGTTTTAACGTCGCGTTAAGGTCCCCCTGGGCCTGTATAATTTCTGGTTTCGATTGTGATCGCCATATCATACCTGGTTCCCACTCAAGTTCTCCGTCGGAATTCTGGACACCGAACGGATTTCCGTCCGAACGGTTCCAGAGCGCAATGTCAGCGAGGATCCGTGATTTTACCATATGATCCTCTTTGAGCTGCCGATAATCAAAAATCTCCGGCAACGACGCCGTCAGCCACGGCACCCCGACAAGCTGATTCGGACGACTACGGATGTAAAAACGCCTAATATTATCGGCAGAAATAGCGTTTTGCATCCCTTTTATCCAATATCGGACTGGTCGATAATTTTCATCGATTTCAATCCCGTGCAAAGTCTGTTTAGCACGCTCATTCATGTCCTGCGTTATCCGTTGATTGTCCTTGCTCGAGTCCAGCACATCTGGTTCCAGCATTTGATACGTAAGTTGCAAAAACTGGTCTTTACGGGCAGGGACTCGATTAACAAGCGAGGTTCCGGACGTTATGATGTTTTCGAGGTTCTCTTTCCCCCATAGATTAAAATTTGATTCCCCTGAAGAATCCATCTCTTCTGAATGCCGTTCCCAGCAATACTCAAGCTCATCATTCAAACGCTTTGCAACCTCACCGTTTTTATATTTTATTTGCGCCTGAACAATCGGACCTTCCCCCCAAACATTATTAACGATAGTGCGCCGTATCCCGGCAGCGATGCCATTATTATCAATTTCCCGTCGAGAGCGGGCAATTAGGTACGGAAGATCGGGTTTTATGTCGGTATAAGGCACGGCCGACGTATAGGGCCAATCCTCACGTAACCGGTTAGTGTACCCGGCAGAATAATGCCCGCGGGTACCCCGAGCGGTTTTTATTATCGCCTGGCGAATAGTATCAATCTCGTTCCGGGGATACGTGCCACTAACACCCGTAGATTTTTTAGCCTGCTGCCGGGATTTCAAATCGCCTCCCGGTCGACGAACACGACCTTCTGTAATCCACTATCCGCGGACACTTGTATCTCCGCCCGCATTTCGGTGCGAAGGGCGCGCAGTTCCGTCAAAGAGCTTTTCTGATACTCCTTATCCCCTATCCGGACGCGTACCGCGCCGGACGACAACGCGATAATCGCAGTCTCAACATCCAGCAGTTGTTGCGCAGTCCATGCCATGCTCACAATATATAGACCGCGAAAATAAAAGTCAAATTTTTTTGTTGACTTGTCCATTAAATGGCGCTATAATTAGAATATCCGACGATCGGATAGTCCGCACCAGTCTTATCTTTACATTTTTAAGGAGGTATTATGAGTCGTCCGCAATGTTCAGACTGTTTCAGGCAACATCTTTCGCAAGCTATCATCCTCATGGATGAGGCATATAATGGCTATCCAATCCATCGCTGGTTAGCGATGGGTCACCTCGCGGAAGCGGAATCCGAAATACGAACTCTCAATCCAGAACTCGCAAAAACGGTCCGAAAAATACGCTCTGCAATTCGAGGAAACAAGGATCTGGATCCTAAAAAGGATCCAGATATCATGAAAATTCTCTACGACGGCGATCTACTGTGGGCAGACGTCAACGGTACGATGAACGACGGAGTAACAAACACCTGTAGCTATAGATTCTGGACCAGCGACGCGGATAGTGACGCCGGCCTATCCCCCGCCGAAAGGCGACCTCCGGTCGAAGCGCGGCAGCAACAGCCAGAACTTCCGATGTCCGCTAAACCGCCAGAATTTGTCAATTGGTAATTCTGTACGTAATCATCGGAACATGTACGGCTAATGTTAACGCAGTGCTGCGCCTTCAACGTGGAAAATGGCACTGAAGGCGCGGCAAAACTACTGTAATAAGCGGCAATGCTGCCGCTTATTACAGTCCATCAAGGGAGTAACGATGATTAGAATTTTCGAATGGTCCGACGCATTTCGTGATCCCGGCGGCGGCATAAAACGCATTAATATCGTTGATGATCGTAACGTATATGTCGGATATGTTTTGGCACCGGAGGACGTAATCCATTACGTTTTTCTGCGTAATTCCCCCTGCGAAGCCATTGATTACACCTGTCTGCCCCGCCTCCCGCCTCCGGACCTGTCCGCGTACATTTTCGACGCTAGATATCACAGGAGATACAACTCACCTGCTGGCGTCGGATATTGCGAGGTATTCAGATTACTAACACCGGCAGGTGGTGTTAGGTACCTACTGATGACTGGCGCAACACACCACGTAGATACATATGGATTTCAGCCGTGGCTAGCAATGACCAGCGATGACGAAGGATGATAGCATGACCGTAGCGATGATTCTCAACCGTGGAAATGCAATTTCGATACAACAATTCATTTCCCTAATAAGATGCGCCAAGAAGCGCCCGAATTCCTGTTTTCCGCGAACGCTGTGCCGTTGGTGGCCAGGGACAGGGCATGACATAATCGCCGAGTACCGGAACCTGATAGATACGAACGTAAATATTCGCGGTGCTCTAATCATAAAAGGATTAGAGGATGAGCGCAGTTACTATCACGCGCAACGTCTACTCAACAACCGATCGGCAGTAATCAGGGTGACCGACCTGCCGCCGCGACTCCGAAAACGATTCAAAGGCCGGTGCCGGTGCCATGAATGAGCTTAAAAGCGTGGCATTATCACTACACATAATACACCAACTATATAGCGCGGGTAGCTGGTGCGATGAAGAGATAATCCAGAAAATATTTTACCTATCGCAAACAATAGGTAAAATACATCTGGATTATCATTTCATACTATATAAACACGGAATGACCTCGTTCGACCTGCGTTACGATTTGGCAACCGTTAGAACCGATGGACTAACCGAACTCGTCGTTTCCCGGCATGGATACAGTCCGAGAATTATAGTAACCGGCGCGGGGCGTATATTCGTCAATAAATTCCCAAAAACAGTTCTAAAAAACCACGATGCCATAGCAAAAATCGTTTACCTGTTTGGTAAACGAGGAATCACCGAACTGGAACGGGTGGGGGTCGCCGTAATGATAGCGTCAAAACATGCAGAAGCGACAACACGAGAAAAAATCGCCGTCTTAACGGCCTTACAACCGCATCTTTCGATTACAGACGCGGTCTCCGCAACAGTTGAGGTCAATAATCTACGTAAACTATACCAGTAACCGTTTCCTGAAACGAAACAGCACCTCATTACCTCCGAGATTTAGTGTCTCGTAGTGTTGATAGCCCATGGACTCGACCTCATTTATTATTCTATCCTGCTCCGTGATATCCGAAAGAGCGGCCTTGCGGCTTATAACCGTTATATCCTTGCTTTCGGTAAGTATCGATACCGATGCCGAGCTTGCGGCAACTTGATAATGGTGCCTCGACACACTTTCCTCCTATTTCCGTCGTATTCCGGCGAGCCAGGGTGTACGCCTTCCCGGTATCGGACGACGTGATTTAGTGTCCTGCTTTTCAGCAGCCTGCTTTTCAGCAGCCTGATGCTCCGGTTTATTCCTCCGGATGATGTTCTCTTCGATGCGCCTGATGCCATCGTCTTTTGTCAATAGTTCGTCTAATCCCAGAACAATGGCGCACCCCTCGCCATAATTTTCGCAGTCCCGATAGTGATCCTGCGGAAGGCGAATGAACTCGCGTTTTATTTGCCCGTGCTCGTCAACCTCCTCACTGTAATATTGAGCGATGAGCTGGCGCTGATATTCTTCAGTGACATCGTCCGGTAAATGCCAATTAGAACTACCTATGCGCCCCTCAACTCGATCCGACAATAACCGCGTTTGCCCGACGTACAGTTTAGGGTGCGCGTCTTTCGAATCGCTTTTGCGTATAATGGGCTTTTTGTAGTCGATCTGTGTAAGGCCGACGTAAGAGTGAAGCCACGGTATGTGATCACATAGGTAATCGACATATTCCGGTCTGTGTCCGCCGCGATCGATAAGACCGAATATTATGGGTATAGTCATGCCGTTTTTCTTGCGTAAAATCTTTTCGAGCTGCGGGCGAATGACATTCAAAACCTCCTCTTTATTCTTGGCGTCGTAATTCATCGGCGTCTCGATAAAGTCATGCCACAACAACCACGTTTCCATTCCCCTTCCCCACCCGCGCTTTACACAGTAAAATCCATTATCCTGCGTGTCCATGTGACAAGTTATCACATATACACCGTCCGGAACAAAAACTTCAGTTCCATATTGTAAATAGCCAAACCGTTTCGAAAATATAAAATCAACAGATTTTCGAGAAATATCATTTCGTGGAAAACGTCCCATGTCCTCCGATTCATAGGCGCGTTTTAACTTCGGGTCGCGTAATCCGGTAAAAAAAGCCGCCAGGCACTCATAAAATTTCCAATTTATATCCAGCAAGCGATTCCAGTTCACCGCAATAGCTTCACATTTTTTATTCGCCTCGACAACGGAACCATCGAAATTTATAGTATCGGCGCTCTGTTCAAATTCCCGTAAAGCAACCTTCGACGCGGCCCACACGGTATTCTCTACCATTTCGTATCTCGACTCTTCCAATATCTCCCTGCCGCAACAAGGGCATATGTACGAGACCGACTTTTCTTTTGCACTTTTTAGTCGTGTTGGATCTTTACGCAATTTGCTATCCCCCGACAAATTTTCGATTATATCGTGATCAGACCATTCAAACCATTGACTACAATGCGGGCATTTAGCATGGGGCGTTATTATCCGCGTCCCCGATTTATAAATTGTTTTATAAAATAAATCCCCCACCTCCCAAGGAGAAGAAGATAACACCTGTCGATAGTCGCGGGTACCAACATAATCCATTTGCCGACCGTTTATCAGAGCAACCGGGTCAAAATGAGTTATGCGCCATTTAGCAACCTCATCCCCCTGCACAAATTGCGCGGGATACTGGGCAATTTCATTCCTGTTTTGAGCAGAAGCTATGTTCCATATAGAGTATTTAAGAATGATTTGTTCAATTGTCAAATCGTCAGCGCGTCCTGTCAGATGTTTTGCCATCGCGGGAATATCTGAAAATGACGGGAGCGTCCGTATTTTAAAATTCGATTTCCCCAAATCGTGCGTCGGATAAATAACCATTCCGCCCATGTGATAAATGTCAATACAATAGCCGCGCATGATTTCCGATATCATCGTTTTTCCCATCCGAACAGGGGCGACGATGTAGATTTTAAGATAATCGGCAATCAAATCTATTATTGGACGCTGCCACGCGTGCGGGATAAACCTACCCGGACGAGCGTACACTTTTGTCAACGACCAGTTGTCTTCCGCCCACGTTGACGGGCGTGGCTTTTCGCGGATCCTAACAATCTCGCGAGCGGCATCCGGGATATCGTAATCATACTTTAATTTCGGCCAACGCATCACTTACCGCTAAAATCAGGTTGTAGGTCGTCAAAGATGACTGGAATGCGCTGAAACTCCTTTAACATAGGAATAGTCAATTCCAACATTTGCGGATGCGGTTTTCCCGTTATCCCCACCGCCCGGAGGGCGAAGAAATGCCGCCAGGCACGTAAATTCATGGTTTGCACAATTTCAGTCTTGAGAGAAGATGGTAAAACAGTCCGGGCTTCCTCCGCGGAAGCACCATTGTCCCGCATTAAAAAATATACCTTTTCCGACGCAATCATCGCGTCTTTCCAAGTTTCATACTGCGAAGACGTAGCCGTCCAGAAGCAGGGTTTTATAAACGTAAGCTCCCGGAGCATATCCCTACTGCGCCGAGTTGATTCCTGCGCATATGACGCCATACGGTGGCGTACTATCTGATGCGATACGCCCCGATCACAAATAATCCGAACGGATACGCCGACGTGCTCTAAAATAGATTCGTGGCCTCTCTTTATCAAAGCCGCAACAAAGTTCGCTGCCGTATCATCGCTTGTAACCAGCGGGTGCGACTTATAGCAAGTACGACCAACGGCCTCCACCGTTTTAATAAGCGAATGATTATCTATTTGCGTAAGTATTTCATACGATGCGTTAATTATTTTCATGCTTTTTTCTCCGGATCTTATGTTTATTAATACCATCGTCAACCGATTTTTTCTTCCGCGCCGACGATACCTCAACTGTCGTTTCTTCCTTTGGTATCGACGGGGCCTCCGCCAGTTGATTGCACGCCCCTTTTCCGTATTCGATCAGTTTACGCTCGGCCACATCGGCGTGAATCATGTGAAATTGCTGCTTCCAGTAAACAGGTGATCGCTCAAAAAATTGCGAAACCGATCGAAAAAACGAGGTGTATTGCTGTTCCGCGGCGGCACGCAGAACGAAGTTGTCCTCCACCCGGTCTGCCTGGCTTTCTTTGAGCCGTACCTCGGCACGTAACTTTTCCATTTCAAGATTGTTTTTGTCTTCTTTGCCTTCTTTTCCCGCTTCCCTCCACTGAATCATTTTAACGATGTCATACGATCCATCGGCATTAACAGCGTTGGTTTTTTCCGCCCAATTTTTTACCGTAGCCTTGGCGCGGCAGAATAACTCCGGCGCTATCCGGGCGTCGACATAGCGCAGCTGATCGAGCTCGGTAATCATCGGAAGGAATTAATGAACGCTATGCGCTGCTCATCGGTTTTTTCTGATAATATTTTTAATCCAAGATCGATACACACGGCAACAACACCCGCGGTATTGTTTTTCCCTATCAAAGCCTGCAAGAGAAAAAGTTTTCGGTCATAATCTATCGGCAATCGGATATGCCGCAAGCGTGTTTTACACTCGAATTCCCGTTTTCGCATTTAACGATCCTTTCCGGCTCTAATATCCTAAATTTACACACAACGACGTGATTTGAACAATTTTTAGCTGATTCATCTCCGTGGCGGACTAAAAAATTACGCAGCGCAGAAACGAGAAGACAGTCCGCGGAATTAATTGAGTATTCAGGCGCCATAAATCTTATGCCCTCTCTCCTCATTTCAGTTATAAAAAGATTTCCTCCTCCGTTACCACACGATATATTGGGACAATTAGGACCGCTCCAATCCCACGCCCGTTTGAAATCCTCCATCGGGAAACCTTTCCGCACACACGGTGCAGGTCCAGGTCGCCGAATCACCCCGTTTTGTTTCGAATAGTCTTTGCAAAATACGCTTAAAATTTCGAAGTATCATTAACTGCGTTCCTTCTTCTGTTTTTACGAAGCCGTAAACTTGCGGACCACACACTCATTTCCAACGCAGGGATAAAAATCAAGCTGACAAAAAATATCCCCGCCGTTGATTTCATAACTATTCAAGCAGCGGAGAGGTTTATTATGCGTAATACCATGTTCCACCGCTGACTTCTTACTGATATCCAAAGCGGTGCTACAGGGGTTATCGGAATTGGTGACTGCGCACGTTAGCTCCTGGAAAAATTTTCTCCACATACCATACCGCACCAGCTGGACGATTAGAATTGTCCACGCGACGATACACATAAGCCACACAGAACTCGTAAACCACAATATACTCATACCACCTCCATCATTAATATTACTGCCGACCGGCGATAAGCGGCGGAACGCAATACAATTCGATTCACAATATGTAATATAATGCCATTTAATATGCAGAGCTGTAAATATTTTTTATGGGAAAATCGGGCGCATGTCAAC